GCGATAACGCAACTCATAGCCACCAATCTCAGCAGTCGTTAAGACTGCACCATTCTCGCGTTGAGTAGGAGCAACCCAATTGAATTGCAGCGATGAGGCAACAGCGCCAGCGGCGGGCGTCTGCGCACTAACAGCACCGCACAACATCGATACGCACAGCACCACATAAACCATCAGCTTACGCATAACAAACCTCACAACAATTAAACAACATGCCGCACAACATCAGCAGCGTTAAGCGCGCCATTGACGAATACGAATAAACACCACGCGCAAACTAAAAAAAGAATCGCTCTTAACTTACTCACTGCGCATTCACAGTCTTAAAACACATACCAACCCACGCCTCATTCTCAGCGATTAATTCTCTGAGACGGAGATAAGATCGTTCAGCGCGGGCATCAAGGGTTGCGGCAACCGTCTCAACTCTTCCGGCACTACTGGCTTCTGGCACTCTCGGGCAGACGGCACCGATTGACAGCCGCTTACGCTTATCAGCAAGATCATTGCGCAGAGTTTCATTCTCATCTTTACTCACCCTCAATTGCCGCAGCAGCTCAGTGCGCGCCGCACCTTCCTGCTTACGCTGCGCAGCAACATGCTTAATTTCAATATCCAACTCAGTCGAACGCACAACCTCTTTGGTTAACTTTTCTTTCGTTAACCCATGCTGAGAACGCGTAACAAATACAGCGGCCAATAGCGCAACAAACACCAATGCCAAAACCAAATAGCCGATTAATTTATTAGCCATTTTGTTTAGGCTCATCACTAACACCAAGCCTATTCTTAACCCAACGCTCCAACACCTGCTCACCCACCAGCAGCGCCCGGCTACCCATATGCGAAGCAACTGCAATAAACGCAGCAGACAACATGCGATCCATATTCGCCCACTCGCATAAAAAAAAAGTAATCAAACCAACGCCGATAGAAATAACAATCTCACCGATAAACTCAACCGCGGAATAGCGCGGCTGATCCATCTTACGAACGCGACGAATAAAGCTCGCAGCGCCACCCCACAAAGAAACAGCAGTCACCCAAAAGTAAGTAAGCAGCTCATACGTCATAGGGTCTTTTTCAGGCATCAGCACACACTCGCATAAATACTGGCGTTATTAATATACTCACCAACAGAGCCCTTACCCTTGACCGTGTTGTAGTGTTTTTTCCAATATTCCGCGCGACCAATCAACGTAGCAGGAATAGCCTCAGGAATTAATTTATAAAACAAACGACAAAAAACAGCAGCAACCAACGGGCTATAGTCCAACGCATCATGGCGAATCGATTTAATATCGATACCAAAATGATTAAAAACCGCCGTTACATCGGCAGGGCGAGTACGCTGGCAAATATCGTTAAACGCAATAGGGTCAACCTGAAAAATACCGCGCCCAGCGCCATTGGGCGTTGAATCACGCAACTGCGCACAATGCGTTTCCTGCGCAGCCGTTTCCAGCATCAGGTCAACAGCAAACGCATTAGCGCCATGACCAAGCACATTGCAAACCTCAATAACGATTTCACGCAAATGCTTTTGTTTGGCTAAGCCATAAAAACAACGAGACATTGCGCAACCTCAAAATAAATCCAAAAAAAAGCCCCGAGCGGTTAGGCATCGGGGCAGTAGGAGTTAACATACACAGAGCAACAAAAACACCGGAAAATAAAAAAGGCCGCCTTGTTGGGCGACCTTTTTACGTAACTTCGTTTACTATGCCTGAAAATATACACTTCACTTATGAAGTCGCGCAAGCACTTTTTTCAAGCAGCGCGATTTTTTTGAAAATATCTACTGAGAACCCACATGCGCGCATCATCCAAATGCGCCTTAAGTTGCGGATATTTAATAGAAAACCGCAAAAATAACTCCTCATGAAACAAACCGCCAACAAAACGCGCTTGAACAATATCGTAAGTTTTTGGAAAAACAATTTTCAATTCTAACAAAGCAGACTCAATACGCTGCCACTCATCGTCAGACAACGAACACTGCGCAGGCGCGTCATCGCAACACGAACCTTCGTTAACGCGGCCATAGCCAGACACCGAACCACCTCGCGCACCCAAGCCCCACTGGTACAGCAAAAAATATCGTTCTTCATCACGCGCCGCCATAACCGCCCCCAGATTTATTATTAATTGCGTGCACAAAATCCTCATTGCCATTTTCAATTTGGATTCTACAGGCCCCGTAAAAATAACCATCCCAGTCAGCAATCAGCCTACCCTGCTCAATCCACAAAATTTTAAAATCGGTCGCCTGAACAAAAATAAATCGTGGCGGCAAACCAAAATTAATTACAAGCTTTTCAACGGTTTCAATACTCGGCAACCAATCCAATGTCATGCGTGATGGTATTCGCTCACTATTCCGCGCGCGAAATGTATATATATTATTATTAAATATTTTAATACTACCGGAGGTCTGTCGTTCATCCGTTTTTTTGCTGTCGTTCATCGCTGTTTTTGATGGTTGTTTTTGCGACTTATCCACAACACAAAAACCTTCTGAATCCCTCATGTTTACTGGCTTAAACAAATCATTGATCAAGTTTGAATCAGCCTCACAAATCTCTGTCGTTGATTCTGGTTTTTGCTGTCGTTCATATTTCGGACGGATTAATCCCGTTCGCGCCAAAGGCAGTTTAAAAACAAGTGGCAACACATCATTATTTTTATCCAACACACGCTCAACCAAACCAACGCGCTCCAACATCGCAATCACAGCACGTATCTCACTCACAGTTAAACGCACAATGGGTTTATTGCTGCGCACTGCAGGCCGCTCCTCAAGCCACTCAGCAATGAGCATATAGCTCAGCCGCACCGATACCCCCACAATGCACGTATCAAAGTCCATACGCCTGCGCAGCACACGCAAATACATCACCTGCGCCCTATGGGGCAAGTAATCCATTGCAGCATCCTCAATGTCAGACCAAGACCAATTCATTCAAAAACCCAAAAAAATAATTATTTTTCTATCACGAAAAATTAAGTTGGAGCGAGGCGTACTACAAGCACCCCTACTTACCGCCCCGCCCCTTTCCCTCACCCGCGACTCACCAGCAAGTAAAATCCGCGAGCAAGAAAACCAATAAACCCTGTACAAAACCCAATACCCCCCAAAGAATCTTTTAAGCGACAGCCAAATTCAACATACTGGCAACGCTGGCAATAGGGATATAACGGAAACGAAAAAGCCGCGAACACGCGGGGTGTTACGCGGCTTTCTTCTCAACGCTTTCGCTGTAAAGCAGCTCAATTTTTTTGCCAACTTCATAGCCGACATCTGAACCCGCCTTCATTGCGCGATACACCGTTGGCTGACTTACACCTATACGATCGGCAATCTCGGATTGCGTTAAACCGGTAGCAGCTATGGAACTCAACATATCTTTAATGCAGGTCATTTCATCCCCCTCAAAAATCAATAACGCATAATACGCCTACGTATTAATATTATTCAACAGGGAATTGAATCTAAATGTATTACTCCTTAATGAATAAATTCACCAAAAGAACATTCGCAGAAACACTTTTGCTTGCGTGCAGGCTTAAATTCCCAGATTTAATGAAAGGGAACAACGATCTACATCAAAACAAAGCTGCCAAGCTATTTGGGATTGCGCAGCCTAATTTTTTCAGATGGCTAAAAGAGGGGGCACCACCATCGGATGATAAAATCCAGATTATTGCCAAAAAACTGAACATCACTCCCGCGCAACTTAGAGGAGAAACCCCAATTCAGGGAATTGATTACAAAGAAAATAAAATAAATGAGCCCTTGGGGCTTTACAACGTAACACCACCTAACGGACTAATTAAAGTGCCTCTAATATCATGGGTCACTGCAGGCCATCGGCTATTGAGCTTAAAAACCTACTTATTCGCTATAAAAATAACGAACTGAAGCCGCTAGATAAAGATAAAAAATATCAATAGAGCAAGCCAGCAAGACCACTCAACCCGCTTCGGCGGGTTTTTTATTGCCCGCAATACACCCACCCAAAAATAATTATACGCTTACGTATTGATTTATTAATTCGTTGGCGTATTATCTCCCCATCAAACCACCAGATGGGGCAAAAACCATGGTTATTATCCACCCAACCGTCACACACGACCGCGCCAGCTTAGCAGCGCTGCAAATCGCCACAGGCATGCGCGTAGCGCTTGGCCAGTGTTACCTGCGCCTTATCAACGCAGACGGCACCCTACCCGCCAGCAAACCAGCCCCGCGCAAACCAATTGCCCACCGCAACGCACCCTACAACGGCGGGGGCGACGCAGCATGAAATACAAGTACTTTTACGAACTACTGGCCCCACTCAACATATCCGAGTGCAACGGCAACTTTGAACACATGGTCAACGAGCGCATGCAAGCGCTAGCAGACATTAAAAACTGCGAACTGGCAGACCTAACGCTACGCGAAGCCATTGGCTGCGTAGAGGCCGCAGAGCTGGATTTTAATGAGCGCACACCACTGCTATTTAACAGAGCAGCACCGCGCCCAGTGAGCGAAGTTACAGCCCATCATCTTGGTGCACTCGCATGATGGCCGTAGACCTGCCCGAGTACCGCCAGCGGCAAATATTGCGTGCGTGGTATAGCAGCAGCAAATCGGCAGAAACCATTGCCAGCGAGCTCGCAGTAACTAAAGCCCAGGTCATCGCTGTTATTAACAACGCACGCTTTAAAGCAAAGCCGCACGCGGGGTAAATGCAATGAGACACGTAACGCACGCAACCGAAATTCAGCACACAGAAAACAGCTGCATTTTTGAAAACATTGAGGTGACAGGCCTTACAAGCAGCCGCCGTACCGCGTGCGCACTGCGCTTTGCAGGCCTTACTTATAAACGCTGCGCACAGACCATGGGCTGCAGTGCAGACAACGTAAAAAACCGCATTGAGGATATGTATTTTAAATATCGCGTGAACAGCACAACGCAACTCATGGCGAAATTAATTAAAGAAGGTTCGGCAAAAATTCTGCTTTGCATATTGGTAACCAACATTCTTATTGCAAGCCCAAGCGCAACTCAAAACCTGCGCATCGTTAGAAATGTGCGGCCAGCATCTAGCCGCGAAATGCGAGTATAAAAAATGCAAAACGCTATAAAAAATAACCTATTCATGGGCTGCACAGAATCGCCAAAACGCCGCGAACATTTGCGCCGCACCATTGAGCAAGAAACAAAAGAATTTTTAGCAAAAGGCAACACCATAAAACCCGTAAAAAATAACTTACAACCCTTAAAAACCAACAAGGAATTGCAAGAATGAAAATGTTAATTGGCATAACCAGCACACACGAATTAAAAAAATCAGTTAAAAAACTGATTGAATTTCACAACCTTTTGCACAGCAATATTCAGCAACCCGTTATAGACGCCACTGCAATCGTTCTTGGCGTAAACGCGCACGAATACACTCACCACATAGATAAGCGCGTGGTGCAATCGCCATGGTGCAAAACAGCAGACGAAATTCAAAGCGGCATTTCAAATTTGCTACACGCAGGAAATGAAAACTGCCTAATCCAGCACTTGGAACAAAACCTAACAAAATACTCTGGCAGCCCCTTGCAAAAACTTATCAACGGCAATTTAGTCAGCGGCATCACCACACCACAAGAAGCTGATTACATTCGCAGCAAAGGCGGCGCAGTGCTTCACATTGTGAACATTCACCGCCAAACAAAATTAAAACCCCTGCTGCACCACTCAGATTTCACTCTATTTGTTACGAGCGACACAGACCCAGATGAAATGGAGCTTTTCCGCATCAGCAACGAAATAAGAGAGCACCTGAAACAAAAATGGTTAACAGAACACAAGGCAACACAGGCGGCATAAAAAATGCGTAAAGCACACATCCCAGCCGGTTATCACGATGCAGAAGGCGCAGCAATATTGCTAGGCGTTAAAAAGCGCGTGCTGCTTGCAACATTGCGCGAGCTGGGGTGGGTGGATACAGGCGGCGACAACCACAACCTACCCCGCCGCGAACTAAAGGCAAACGGGTGGATGTCAACGCTAGACGGCTCTTATTGCCTGAAAGGCAAAAAGGAAATTGTAAAAAGAAGCAGCAAATTACTGCTATCGCAAACTGGCTTTCAAGAGTTAAAAAAAGAAATGGATAAATTAAAAACAAAAGAAGCAGAAGCTTTAGCAGCACCAACACCGGCACCCATTAAAGCACCGGTAATAAAAATTGAAGCTGCAGAAAAACCGTTTGACAAAGCAGCCGCAGAACTTGAGCGCAATAAGCACATAGCACAAATGGCCGAATGGGGCCTGCCCATTGCAGCAGGCAGAAACTAATCATGAACAACGCCATACAAACAAAATCGCTTTGCTCACAATTTGCTGAAAATGCCGCATTAAACCGCAAAAAACGCATAGACGATTTAGCAAAAACATTTGCCACCGCTGGCATTAAATACACCAGCAAAAACAAATCGCAGCACCTAATTTTGCAAACCAAGCACGGCCTCATTGACTACTACCCAGATTCAACCCGCTGGGAAGTCAGGCTAACAAAACAACAAGCGCGCGGATTTCAAGCGCTCCTTAATTTTGCAACTCAGTAATGGAATGGAACGGCGAAAGTAATAAATATTTTATTACCAGCAACACCGGCCACAGAGTGGATATCACCTTCCACAGCGGCAAAAAACTGTACACCGCATGGCCCGCCATTAGGCAAGCCGACACACCACTTTTAGGCACCAGCACCACCCTAAAAGGCGCACAAGATATTTGCGAGAAAGATTTTAAAGAGCACACAAAATAGAGCTAACACCATGCACGAACTTATGTACATCACCATAGCCGCGCAACTAATCGCACTTGCATTAATCGTGATTGTAAAACGCGAAACCGAACAGGAGGCAATCGAATGGCTAAAAAAACTTTAACCATTTACATAGAAGTAAAAATTGCATTGTGGCTAAAACCCTATCTATTCGGTGTAGTGATTACCGCATTAATTACCCGTTTAGAACCAGACTGGATAAAGGTCGGCAAAACAGCATCCAAAGCAATTAAGTGCAAATTCACAAACAAAAAACCATTATCAAAATTAACAGCGTAGCACCGGCAAAAATGAAAAACACAAAACGCCTACACCGCCAATCAACCCTGCTGCAGCAAATCGCAAGCCGCAGAATTAAATTAATGGAAGCCAAGCGCAAAATAAAAAAGGCCGCGCTATGAAACTCATACCCGCGCACCGCACATGGAGAGATTTTAACGAGGGCAAAATATTGGTTTGCCAGGCACCCATGCCACGCATCACGCAAATCAGCGAAATAGCCAAAAAGCGTTTGCGGTTCGCGCTCATAGGCGCCCAGATGCAATTTATTGAATCGTGGGGCAAAAATGCAGACATACGCACCAGCGGATACGAGGCGGCCTTACAGATAATCCCAGACCGCGTTGCACTGAGAGATATATCCATTGACTGGAATTTTAATTGGCTTGTTGAATACACCATTTACTGCACCGCAGACGATGGCACCTACTACGACCAAAGCGCCGTTGTAACAGCCACCAACGTAAAAATGAACGAACTTACAGACGCGGTTTACAACCAAGCAAAAGTAAAAGCCATGAAAAAATGCAACCCAAAACACATTAAAGACGAAGGCTGGAAAGCCACAATACTGGGCTAAAAACATGCAATCAAAACTCAGCTCATTTATAGAGTCTTTAATCAATATCCTGCTTGGCTATGGCGTAGCACTTGGCAGCCAGCTGGTTATTTTCCCCCACTACGGCGTACACCTGGCACTACACGAAAACATGATCATTGGCGGCTGGTTCACACTCATTAGCCTAGCGCGCAGCTACATCATTCGCCGCTGGTTTAACCGCATGCTTCACAACGCATCAAACAAAATCGCGGGCAATAAAAATGCATAACCAACATGTCTATGTTTATTTTCGCTTTAAAGCGTGGGTAGCCGGCGAAACAGGCAGGTACATGCGGCAGTGGTTCATGCATGAATTCGCAGAGCAAGAATTAAAATTTCAAAACACTAGAGACAAATAAAATGGCAACACCAGCCCTAAGAAAAACCAAACAACCAGTCATCACCGTGCGCGATGCAAACAATACCTACACCGCATCATGCGATGGCGAAAAAGCCACAGCCACCGCCAGCGCAGAGGCAGCAGCAAAACGCTTAATAAAACGCGAATTTGGGTTTGATGCAGAACAAATAACGCTAGAAAAACAAGAAGAAAACCGCCCAGGTTATTCACGCTTTAATTTTTCGATCAACACCGAACAAAAATGAAATCTATTCTCACGGACTTCAACCTTCATATGGCAAAGGTTTATTTATGCCAAGCGCAGGCCACCAAGTGGAGCAACTGGAAATGCTGGCTGCTTAATTGCGCAGCAAAAAACCGAAGAGAACACCTTGAGACTATTAGGAAAAAAAACAACCCAAACCATTTTCGTGGCGCCACGAAAATGGTGGTGGAAAAAATCGATGACAACGGGCAGTGGCGTTTATTTTGAAAGCCAAATGTAACGTTGAGCACAACGGCGGCCGACGATGCTAGAACAGAGCGAGCCGCTAATTCCGTCCGTAATATTGAATTGTTATAAATATTTTAAGAGCACCAAAAATATGGCAGATATTGCGATGCGTGAAAAGAAAGATTGCCCGAGCTTTAGTGAGTGTTACCGAGCACAGGCAGTTAAAAGCGAGTACCGACAAAGCTATGCTGAATTTGATAACGCGGGGGAATTATGCTGCGATGATTACATACCAGTAAACCCTACATGGCAAAACAAACCTCCATGTTTATAACGCCGCGTTCAGCGGTGCCGTTTAACAAATAGCGACAAGGCGAACTCTTGCAGCATCCGTGCTGCAACGCCTTGTTATGACCAACTACCGGAGTTATGAATGCAAATTAAAAGAGCTGACTTGGTAAAAATGGGCGATGCTCAGCCAATAAAAGATACTGAAATTTTACTTATGTTGGGCGGCTCATTCCCACCGCGCTTTGCAAGATACACAAAAAGCGGGTACTCAGTGCAGGGAATTATTGGAATTACGCCAATACACGAAACTGATTTATGGGCAGACATTAGCGACCTACTAAAGTCATAACGCAGCGATAAACCGCACCGCGAAGCGGTGTCGAACGAGCAAGGCGAGTGGTGTTTGATTGCCTTGTTATAAATAGGGTTTAGGAGGATTTAATTTTGAATTTAATGTTGGGCGACTGCATTGAAAGAATGAAAGAAATACCGGACGCCTCGGTTGATATGATTTTAGCCGATCCACCATACGGCACTACAGCTTGTAAGTGGGATTCTGTTATTCCACTTGCCTCAATGTGGGAGCAGTTGGAGCGTGTTATAAAACTGAATGGCGCAGTTGTTATATTCGGAAGTGAGCCTTTTTCAAGTGCTTTAAGAATGAGTAATATTAAGAATTATAAGTATGATTGGGTTTGGAATAAAACGCAAGCACGGGGGCATTTGAATGCGTATAGGCGACCAATGGTGAAGCATGAGTTGGTGAGCGTGTTTAACTGCAAAACTTATTACCCGATTATTGAAGATAAGCCAACCAAAGACATTAGGCCGCATTCAAAAAGCGGGCAGGCTGGTGTTTATTCAGGGTTTGGCAGTGACCAATCAAAAAATAGAAAACTTCCAGTGGATAAAAAACTGCCTACTAGCGTTTTGCTGTTCAGTAATGCACAAAAAACCGTACACCCAACACAAAAGCCAGTTGAGCTAATGGAGTATTTAATTAAAACCTACACGCAAGAAGGCGAGACAGTTTTGGATTTTGTGATGGGTAGCGGCACAACTGGACTAGCCGCAAAAAATCTTAATCGTAACTTTATTGGCATTGAAAAAGATGCAGGGTATTTTGAGATTGCGAAACAAAGGCTTGGTGTCTAACGTGTAGTTGAGCGGCTGCCGCGCTTTTCGGCAGTCCGCTCGAACGTAAAGTTATACTGTTTTTTCTTGGGGGCGGGATGATAGGCTTTATTTATTCAGATCAGGGCGCGTTATTCGGGAAGCCTGAAATTGTTGGCTTTGGGGGGGGCGAGGTTAGCGTTAAGGAAATTTCACGCGACATAGCAAACAAGATGGTTGTTGATAACCATTACAGTAAAAAGTATTACGCGGCAAGCACGATACACCTTGGGATTTTCGAGGGCGAAGCGTTAAAGGGGGTGATGCAATATGGCTTTGCCATGAACCCAGCAAGCCAAGAAAGCGTATGCGCAGACACGAAAATTGATGAATACCTTGAATTGAACCGGCTTTGGGTTTGCGATTCCATGCCAAGAAACACGGAGTCAAAGGTGATAAGCTACTCGATAAAGTTTATTCGGGCGAAGTACCCAAAGATAAAATGGATTCAGTCTTTCGCGGATGAAAGATGCGGGAGGTTTGGGGTTGTATATCAGGCCAGCAACTTTCACTATTACGGTGAACATTTGTCTTTGTTTTGGTTTTTGGATGATGCGGTATATCACAACAGCCTGATGACGCGAAACCCTAAGTTAAGCAAGATGGCGGCATACATACAGCAGCACAAAGACAGGGCGCAAAGCAAGGAATTACGGCAGTTTAGATACCTGTACTTCATAAACAAGCGGTGGAAAGATAAGTGTCTTTTAACGCAGCATGAATACCCGAAGCACGGGATTCAGTGCGCCGTATAACACCCAAGTTCAGCCGTGACGCGAAGCGGCATCGGCTGCAACGCGTTGTTAGGCGGCCAACGAGGAAACCAATGATTCAACACCTAGTCAACGTGAGCGGCGGGAAGGACAGCACTGCGACGTACCTGCGTGCGCTGGAACTTGGCCGTCCGTTCCGCGCGGTGTTTGCCGACACCGGGCACGAACACGAATGGACATATGAGTTCGTGGATCGGCTGGCGGATCGCACTGGCGGGCCGAAGGTGGAAATTGTGCGCGCGGACTTTGCGCGGCAGATGGCAGGCAAGCGCGAATACATTGCGAAGCACTGGCCGAAGGAAGGAATCTCGCCGGAGATCGTGCAGGCCGCGATTGACGCGCTGCAACCGACCGGGAACCCATACCTTGACCTGTGCATCTGGAAGTCTCGGTTCCCGAGCCGGCGCGCGCAGTTCTGCACCGAGGAATTAAAGACGCTGCCGATCATCACGCAGGTGGTGCTGCCGATGCTCAAAGCTGGGCCGGTGTTGCAATGGCTGGGCATCAGGGCGGACGAAAGCCCGAATCGCGCCAAGCAGCCGCGATTTAACCGGCACGAGTCCGGGTGTTACCTGTGGCGCCCGATCTTCGACTGGCGAGTGCCCGATGTGTGGGCGATCCACGCGCGGCACGGGCTGGAGCCGAACCCGCTCTACCTGCACGGCATGGGTCGCGTGGGCTGTATGCCTTGCATCAACTGCACGCTGGGCGAGTTCAGCGCGATTGCCCGCCAGTTCCCGGAACACATGGAACGGCTGGAACGCTGGGAGAGGATCGTCGGGCAGGCGAGCAAGCGCCAGCAATCGACGTTCTTTCACCAGCCGGGTGCAGGCAGTGAGGATTTCTGGAAGCAGCAACCGGGCGGCGGCTGCACGTCCGACCTCGCGCTGTGCGAGGTTGGTGGAAAGGCCGCCTAACAAGCAGTAGACCCCGCTTTTGGGGTCTAACACCTTAAATCGAGGTTAAGCCATGGACAATGATCTAGTCAGCAAGCGCCGCGCAGAACGCTGCACAACGCATTCGCACGCCTGCGACTGCCGGGAGTATGCGCACGCGCAGGAAATCACCCGCAAGGACGCGGAGATTGCCGAACTGCGGGCGCGGATTGCGGATGCGGAGACAG